TCGGTATTGCGTTTAGCAATAAGCGTTGGTTGCATTTTTTCATGCTGTTTGTTCCTGTTATGGGTCTCTGGACATCTTCAATCGGGATCATCGGTCTTGCACTCAACCTTCGTGCATATGATTTTGTGAGTCAGGAGATTCGTGCTGCTGAAGATCCTGAATTTGAGACATTCTATACGAAGAACATCCTTCTCAATGAAGGACTCCGTGCCTGGATGGCTCCAGTAGATCAGCCTCACGAGCAGTTTGTATTTCCAGAGGAAGTTCTTCCCAGAGGAAATGCATTATGATCCAAATAGAATTATCTAAAGATGTAGATTATCCAGGAGAAATTCTTGGTGAATATATTTGGAATTTGGAAGAAGGCACTAATCATGTGACTGGATTTTGTGATACTCTTGAAGAATGTTTTGAAGAAATATTGAGGCATAGGTGAACCACTTCCACAACTGTCACAGCACTCCTTTACAAGGGGTGCTTTTTTATTGTATAATATTCTTATGGTCAATCAGGAACCATGATCTACAAAAATGAAACTAATTGAATTCAATCACCAAGAAGATTATGGACACAATTGGTATGTCCGAGTATTATTCACCAAACAACGTTCATTATTTCAAGGTTGTGTATCATGGTCTGAGTATCCTGGATCACCTTATCTACAAATAAAATTTGGTATGGGTAGTTTGATTACTATCTTATTGCAAGTGCATAAGTTTGGATTGGATATTGGTTTGTTTGAACGCATTTGGGAACTATGACTAATGTATAATGACTTTTTACACATCAGATCTATGACTGACAAAACTTGGGAAGTGATGAATGATCTTGAAGAAGCATTCAATCGGATTTCTACATTTCAGTTTCTTATTACTCAATTACAAGAAGCAGTAGATCAAAATCATCCTCAAAAAATTATTGACATCACTGCGGCACTGAATGCTTTCTATACTCCATATTGTGATAATTGGGATGATAAATTTAAGAAGGCCTGGGATGTTGTTGTAAAGGAACAATAAATCCTTTACACCATTTCATTGTTGGTATATAATTATCCTGAACTCAAATTAATCATGACAATTCCTAATTTTAAATCTCCCGAAGACTGGGAAACTTTTTATCTTCTTTTTGACAAGAATTTGCAATGTAAAAAGTTATTACTTGATCGTGTCAAAAGTCAATTCTTCACCGATGAAGTTGAGTGGGATAAACTTGAGTCACACCAATTAGATTTTATTGACAGATTACTTAGTGACATTTTGTATCAAGTAAAAAAAGAGTTCAATCAAATGTATCCAGATTATTCTAATAAGGATAATCAACCTGACGATGAAGAATCGTTAGAAAATCTTGAAGAACAAACTACCGACGAGTAATAGCAAAATGGAAAAAACAGAATTTCAAAGTAAACTTGAAAAATTGAATGACGCAAAACTTGCACGAGTACGTGTAGGTACATCTTGGCTCTTTCATTTCTTCACCATTGCCCCTATTGCATCTATCGTTTATAGTGCAAAGACCAACTATTGGGTACCAACTATTGCGGCAACAGGTGTGGCTGCAGTAACACTTCCAGTTTCAATTTTTGATTATGGAATTACATTTGCTGTTGCACCACCAATTACTTCTGCAGTTCTTCTTCAAACCAAAGCACAAGAAAAGAGACGTAAACTTGGTATTGTTGGACCTGAGGAGGCAGATACTATTGTGAAAGAAATTTCCTAAATATCTCAAATATTTAAAATTATAAATTTTAATGTCAGAACCACATAGTATACACCCCAACCTTTTAGGTGAGGTTGGGGGTTTTATATTAGGTATACTTACAATTACAATACCACTTTTAATACTACTATGAATGTCTTTACTGTATACACAAAAATTGGTTGCCCTTTTTGCACTAAAGTAAAATCAGCATTAGAACTTGCTGAACTCCAATATGTTGAACTAAAATTGGGAAGAGACTTTCAAAGGGGTGAATTTTATGATAAATTTGGAGAAGGTTCTACATTTCCACAAGTATCAGTAGATGGTAAATCTATTGGCGGATGTGTAGAAACTGTTAAATACCTCAAGGAGAATAATTTGGTTTAATGTCAAAGGAATTTTACGAGGTTTTAGAAAAAACCATTGATTATGCCTTTGATGGAAAGTATATGCTCAACATGTACGATTATCTCAAAAGTATTGATGCTTCTAAAATCTTAATAGAAGAATTCCAAATGAGTAGTACTGCATCTGAGATTAAGTCATTGATCGTAGACCTTGAGGGTTATATAGAAGGTGGTGATGATGGCGATCATAAACAATTAAGAGAAGGATACGGTTATCTTGGTAAACCAGAAGCAAGAAAAATAAAAAATTATCTCTTAAATTTACTTGATGATGCGGAGAGGTATAAAAATGAAAAAAGGTCGGGAAGACGAAAAAAAATCCATAAATAATATTAAGTCAGAATCCCCTAACATGAACAGGGGATTTGAACTTTTACTTAGAAATAAAAAAAGGAGGGAATCACCTAAGACTTTTCAAGTAAAGTTTGGAAAGATGGTCTCCCTTCTTAAAAGAGAGTTCCATTTTTTCTTAGACATACATTTTGATATAAGAAAAAAGGAGGGCTAAGATGTTAGCAGTCACACTTACTTTGTCCACAATCATTTCAATCATGTTCCTTATGGTTGGAGGAATTATTGGATATCTCTTAAAGGAGTATGTAATTGAAAGAAACTCCACATTTATTCCAACACATCCAGAAATGTTTGATGAAAATGGTATGATTATTCCTGATGATGTCTTAGCTGTAAGATTTGAAAATACGGAAGATTTTGAATCTGAGGATTGACAACCCTCGATAAATATCCTAAACTGAAAAAAATTATTTTTGACAATGGCAACTAAATTACCTCCAAATCCTTTTGTTCATGAAATTCTTGAATTGGTTTCTTCACAGAGGAGTAAAGCGAAAAAGATTGATATGTTGAAAGAGTATAGATGTGATGCACTCACATCACTCCTAATTTGGAATTTTGATGATAGCATTGTCTCCATGCTTCCAGAAGGAGAAGTACCATATGAAAAGAATGATGTTCCTGTAGGAACTGATCACACATCTCTCCGTAAAGAGTGGAAGAACCTTTATCATTTTGTAAAGGGTGGTAATGATGGACTTTCTAAAACTCGTAGAGAGTCAATGTTCATTCAGATTCTTGAAGGGCTTCATCCAGATGAGTCTGATGTTCTATGTCTTGTGAAAGATAAATTACTGTCCTCCAAATATAAAATTACAAAAGAAGTTGTAGAACAAGCATATCCTGATATTGAGTGGGGTGGACGTTCTTGAGTAAAATTAAATTTCTACATACTGACTGTGACCCATCTCTTGCACAAGATAAGTCTCTTCCTTGTACAGCATACCTTGTAGAGTACACCTTAGATGGTCTTACAAAGTTTGATATTGTAATTTCTTCAAAGAGAGTATATATCTTTGACCATTATTGGGATAATTATCGAAAAGATTTTATCAGTATGAATCAAACTGCAGGAGTTGTAAATCCAAGACTATGGGTTGATAAAAATAAAGAGAAGAAAAGTAAATGAGTAAAGGTTTTGATGTAAGTTTAGAAGGGATTGATATGAACCCAGATCAGGTTCAATCTCTTCTAAAAAAGTATAAAAAAATAAAGAAGTATCAGAAGTCAAGTCTGTTTACTGTGAAGACTATGGATGGAACAGAGGACTATGTCTCCAAAATGATTCAAGAAGGCGAAGAATTCGGGCAACTTGACTAAATATTCATGATGGTCTATGATAGACCTGTCGTTCATCCGAGTAATCGGACGCAAGTAAGTCGCGGAACGGATCGTTCATCTCATGAAATATCTGTTATTACTCTCATTGTTTTTACTACCTACACCTTCACTTGCAATGTCTTGTGAAAATGTTAAGGAAGTATTTGCCGTTGTGAAAGAAGATCCAAACTTGTCAAGTAAAGAAAAGACACTCATTGCGATGGGTCTTATTGCAAAGTACGGAACTTCTTGTATTTCAAGAGACGCAAACGACTAAAGGAACGGGAAAACGGATCCTGCGTAAGCAGAGAAGGTTAACTTTCATTCTTTTAGGAGTAAACAAATGAACACACTTAATCTCATTCGCAAGCAGATTAAAAAAGCATCTGCACTTCATGATGCACAGATTTCTCACACTGCATATCGTGGTGTTGACTATCAGTGCGAGCAGAAGTCTGGGGAAACTCATGGTACTTTCTGTTATCGTGGTCGTACTTATAGCAAGTGACTTGTCAAATAAACAATGAACTGTTATATTGGGGACGTTAGTCCCCTTTTTTTATGGAAAAAGATAAACTAAAACTGATTGTAAGAAATCTCAGACTACTTGTTGATGCATTGGAATCCGAAGTCTATTCTGATCCCGAACTTTATATCAAAACTGAAGAGGAGATTCTTCCACCATTACCTGATTACGATGAGGTATTTGAAGATGATGAATGATTGGAGGTATAGTGAACAGCGTTTGAAACTTCGTGAGGAGTGCCTTAGAATATTGTTAAATAGATATGGTACAGCAAGAATAGAAGAAGTTTCATATTCAACTCAAGACATTTATGAGTGTGTTGATACTTGGATCTCCCAAGGAAACAAGATTAGTCATGGAATAACAGCATACTTCGATGCATATTTCTACTATGAAAACAAAAAAGGCAATCAAGTACATTCTTAAACATCCAGAACTTTTCACGGAAGGTGAATTAGTGTATGTTGAACTGGTAAAAAAGGCAAGAAAAGAAACAAAGTTAAGGAAGAAACATGAATCATGCGAAACTAATCTCAGTAACTCCTGATGCTGAGCAACACATTGCATATTGTGCACGTGTGTCTAATCCCAACAATCAGGACAATGAGAAATTTGCTGGACTTCTAAAATATTGTATCAAACATCAACACTGGAGTATCTTTGAACAAGCCTTCATGACTCTGGAGATTGAAACCACTCGTGGTATCGCAGCACAGGTCTTAAGGCATAGATCATTTACCTTTCAAGAGTTTAGTCAAAGGTATGCATCAACAGAACTTCTGACTAATATCGAACTTCCAGAACTTCGTCGTCAGGATGATAAGAACCGTCAGAATTCTATTGATGATCTCGATCCTGAGGTTGTTGATAAACTCAATCGTCAGATGGTGACATTGTTTAGTTCAGCAAATAGTCTGTACAAACAAATGCTTGAACTAGGTGTTGCAAAGGAGTGTGCAAGATTTGTTCTACCACTCGCTACACCAACCAGAATGTATATGACGGGTTCAGTTCGTAGTTGGATTCATTACATTGAACTCAGAGGTGCTAACGGAACACAAAAAGAACATATGGACATTGCATTGTCTTGTAAAAACGTATTCAAAGAACAGTTCCCTGTCATTTCGGAGGCTCTAGATTGGTAAATAAATATTAAGAAATTGAGGTATATTATGGCTTCATATCCAGTAGTGAATACTAAAACTGGTGAACAAAAAGAGGTTGTAATGAGCGTTCATGATTGGGATCAGTGGCGTTCAGATAACCCAGATTGGTCTAGAGATTACTCAGACCCATCAACCATGCCCGGAGTGGGTGAGGTTGGTGAGTGGTCTGACAAAATGATGAAAACACATCCAGGTTGGAATGATGTTCTCAAAAAAGCCTCTAAGGCTCCAGGTGCAACAGTAAAACCATTTAAATAGTATGCCAGCAAAGAAAAAGACAGGTGTAGGGACAACAAACCCAGTTCCATTCGGTATGAGTAATAGAGTTATGAAACGAAAGAAGCCCATCAATCTTGATTACATTAAGAAGATTGAACCCATCACTGAAAATCAAGAGATCTTTTTTGATAAGTATGATCAGGGACAACATCTTGTTGCATATGGATGTGCCGGTACAGGAAAGACCTTTATTACCCTCTACAACGCCCTTCTTGATGTTCTAGATCCAAAGACACCATACGAAAAGATTTACATCGTCAGGTCTCTTGTACCAACCAGAGAGATTGGTTTTCTTCCAGGAGACCATGAAGACAAATCATCTCTTTATCAGATCCCGTATAAGAACATGGTGAAGTACATGTTCGAGATGCCAGACGATGCATCTTTTGAAATGTTGTATAACAATTTGAAAGCACAAGGGACTATTTCTTTTTGGTCTACTTCATTCATTCGTGGTACAACACTTGATAATGTCATTGTGATTGTTGATGAATTTCAGAATCTGAATTTCCATGAACTTGACTCAATGATTACTCGTATTGGTGAGAATTCTAAATTGATGTTCTGTGGAGACGCATCACAGTCTGACTTGACTAAACAAAATGAGAGAAATGGTATTGCTGATTTCATGCGTATCTTGACTAATATGCCATCATTTGATACAATTGAGTTTAATGCAGAGGATATCTGCAGAAGTGGACTTGTCAAAGAGTACATCATTGCAAAACTTGAACTCGGTATGTAATGTTTAAACACGTTGAAATTGATTACCCATCTCTTGATAGAGAAACAATTGATGGGGTCAGATATTATGATACTCCTGATGGTCAAAAGTTAGTCTCCATTACATCCATTATTAGTCATTACAATCGTGAAATCTTCATGAAATGGAGAAAAAGAGTTGGTGAAGAAGAGGCTAACAAAATCAGTAAACAATCAACAAGTCGTGGTACTGACATGCATACACTTGTTGAAAAGTACATGATGAATAAAGATCTACCGACAGTACAACCACTGTCGGAGTTTTTGTTTAAACAGGCAAAGACTGATCTTGATCGTATAGATAATATACATGCAATTGAACAGGCACTTTTTAGTAAAGAACTTGGAGTTGCTGGTACAGTAGATTGTATTGCAGAGTTTGATGGTGAACTTGCTGTTATTGACTTTAAGACTAGTAAGAAACCAAAACCAGAAAAATGGATTCAGCATTATTATGTTCAGTGTGCAGCATATGCCTGTATGCTCTATGAGATGACGGGAATAATTGTTAAAAAATTTGTTATTATTATGTCTTGTGAAAACGGAGAAGTTGAAATTTATGAACAATACGATAAAAGAAAGTACATCAACCTTCTCTCCAAATACATTAGAGAATTTGTTGAATTTAAATTACACCAATATGGCTAAAGGCGAAGATCTGTCTATCGACCAACTGATCCAAAAAAAATTCTATACAAGTCAAACTTTTTCAGAAGAGATTGAAAATATTGTCAAAGACAATAATGGTATGAGGTACGTTGATGCTATAGTATATTTTTGTGAACAGAATAATCTTGACATTGAATCCATACCTAAACTAATATCTAAACCTCTCAAAGAGAGGTTGAAAGTTGAGGCAATGGAATTGAATTTATTGAAACGTACATCTCATGCAAAACTTCCTATATGATACCTAAGGTGCAACCCTTTGATGTTTACAAGTCCTATCTCGGACTAAAAAACCATTTTACTAAAAGTAATTATGACTACCATCGTTATGGTGGTAAGTCGAGAGCATCTATTCAATCATTCTACAAACGTAAAGATCGATTCTTTTTCGAGAAACTAAGCAGACAAAAAGATGATGCAGAAGTTATTGAATTTTTTGTATCTAATTTTGTTTCTTGTGACGATCCTCAGTCTCTTTGGATTGGGGAGATTGTTCGAAATGGAGAACAAAATTACACCAACTGGAAGAGACGCCTTCAATCTTTATCTTATACGTTCAAGACGGAGATAGAAAATGTCTTCAGTGATGAAGACTTTGATTCTATGTTTGAGATTGTAGGATCGAGACATCCAAAGATTGTCAAAGAACATTTGACAAAAAATATTTCTTTGGAGACAATGGTAATCCTGAATAAAATTTTGGGATTTAAAAATCACTTTGATAGTAAACTAAGTGATCCTGTTTGGAAATTCTTGTCGATGAGAATTGACAAGTATAATTCCTTTATACATATTGATGTATTCAAATTCAAGTCAATTCTTAAGGAGGTTATTGTAAATGGAACTTGATAATGCTGAAGTACTCAAAAATCTTAAAGAAAGAAAAGTCGAACTTCAGACTCAACTTGAACAGTTCAAAGACATGTACTTGAAAGTATGTGGTGCTATTGAAGTTTTGGAACAAATTGAAACATCTAAAGAACCAAGTGTTGAAGAGGATACTGTAGAAGAAATTGTTGAAGGAGAAGAATGAGTTTTTTTCAGTCAGAAATAGTTCAGGATGAGATGAAAAGAATTTCTGAAATTCAAGAAGAGATCTATCAAAAGGTTTTTTCTTTTGCATCAATGTCGAATGAAGACAAACTTGAACATGTTGAGTTGTTGGAAGAACTGTTGAAAAAACAACAAGTTCTCTATACACGTATGAACCTTTCTGATGATCCAGAGGCAAAGATGATGCGTGATAACATCATGAAGTCCGCAGTACAACTTGGATTTCCACCAGATGTCGATCTGGCATATGTCTTCAGTAATATGGCGAACATCATCGAAAACATGAAGGAGTCCATTGACAAGGCACTCTGATTGTCCTATATTACGGGGGTGGTGAGGTCCCCCACCAAAACTTCACCAACAGACCAAATACTAACTAATACGAGGTATACAAATGGGTTTTTCAGACCTTAAAAAACAATCTTCACTTGGTAATCTTACCGCCAAGTTGGTCAAGGAAGTAGAGAAGACCAACAATAAGGGAGGGGGTACAGATGACCGTCTGTGGAAACCAGAACTCGATAAGACCGGTAATGGTTATGCTGTTATCCGTTTTCTTCCAGCACCCGATGGAGAGGATCTTCCTTGGGCTAAGATGTTCTCTCACGCCTTCCAAGGACCTGGTGGTTGGTACATTGAGAACTCTCTGACTACAATTGGTGGTAAAGATCCTATCGGTGAACTGAACCGTGAACTGTGGAACAGTGGTAGTGATGCAGACAAAGATATTGCTCGTAAACAGAAACGCAAACTTTCTTTCTATTCCAACATCTATGTTGTAAGTGATAAAGCCAATCCTCAAAACGAGGGAAAGGTATTCCTTTACAAGTTTGGCAAGAAGATCTTTGATAAGATCATGGAAGCCATGCAACCTGAGTTTGATGATGAAACTCCAATCAATCCATTCGACTTCTGGGAAGGTGCAAACTTCAAACTGAAGATCCGTCAGGTTCAAGGTTATTGGAACTATGATAGTTCTGAGTTTGATCGTCCTGGTCCACTTCTGAATGACGATGATGCAATGGAATCTATTTGGAAGAAACAGTATTCTCTTGCTGCCATTACTGCAGCCGATCAGTTCAAGAGTTATGATGAACTGAAGAAACGTCTTGATTATGTTCTTGGAAACAAGTCCACACGTCGTTCACCAGTAGAGGAAGAAACCGAGTATGATAACTACGCAGCAACAGAACAAAAGTCTGTATCTGAAGCAGAAGTTATGCAAAAACTCGAAGACTCCTACAAGTCCTCAAAGTCAACTGCTGATTTCAACTCTCCTGATATTACTGACGGTAAAGGAGACACTGACGAAGAAGATCCAATGAGTTACTTCAGTCGTCTGGCAGACTCCTGATACAAAAACCGACCTTTGATTACAAAAGGTCGGCAAAAAAATCTGGGGGAAAATTCCCCCTTTTACTTTTTTTATTGATAAATCAATATATTTTCTCCCCTTACAACAGTATCTGAAACATATTGAGAAGAGCCCCTTAGATATGGCATAATTCTTTGAATATCTTCAATTATAATACCGATATATTCTGGTCTTATTAGGAAAATATTTCTCTTTTGATCTTCTCTTCTTATCTCATATTCGTAATTAGTTACTGCAAATACTCCTGATCTTGTAACCATTTGTTTTAGACCAGGATCATAAAAAGTCACACTATAATCTTCTGGGACTTCAAGTCCCTTTCTTACTATCGTATTACCTTTTGAATCTTTGATTTCCGTGGTTTCAAAATATCGATTTGAATAAATTTTACCGATTGAACCATACTTATTCATAAGATAATTATCAAGGGCCTGTTGAGTCATAGGCCATTCTGTCTCGTAGTTAATAATATTATTTGACAGTAAGACAATCCAGTCTAAGTTTTCATCATCATAGACTTCAAACGCTACATTATCAGGTCTATCATTATCTCTCACCGTATATTGAGTAAAAAATGTAAGATCAGCAAATATATCCTCTCTGATTTTTGCTCTTTTGAAGAGATTTTTTGTGAGAGTGTAATCAGATATGTTTTTACCGTTTACAGTCCTGTCAACATAATCAAAATTTGGGATGTATCTAAAATACTTTTTAGCCATTAGGTGCCAGTGCCTCCTACTTGATCGGATTCGTATGTTGGTTCAAGTTCAGAGAATGACATACTCAGATTATATTGTGTCATTGATCCATTTGACTTATAAGTCATGTAAGAATTTGAAGGAGTATAATCTACAGAGAATGATGTAAGTGCACATCGTTTTTTGAATTTGTGCATAAATGGATGTTTTGTTCCATTATATCTATATTCAAGTTCAAATACATCAGGACTGTATAAGAAGAAGTATGGTTCTACGGCTTTAGGTGCCATTGCTATTTTCAATTCTCTTATAATACTTCTTATTACATTTGCTTCTGCCTCAAATCTTGGAGTCATACTGAAGTTGAAGTTAAAAGTTCTCAACTGTGGTTCATTGAAGAGAAGTTCCATATTTGGATTTACGACCATACCAGTCTCTCTTGTGAGTATATTGGCACCAACTGCTTGACCTGCAAAATATGCTATTGCAGCTTTTTTTAATGTATCTGATATGTCTGCTGCATCACTAAAAAAATTCTTAGCATCCAGAGTCAAAGAAGATCCTATTTCTGATAATACCTTACCAATACCATCTGCATTTCCTGCGGCATCCATTGCATTTATTGCAGAATCTACTAATCTTGCTTGAAGTGTATTTAAAGTATCAGCCCCCCAATTAACACCATTATCCTCCTCTAAATTGGGTTGCATAGGAAGATTTATTATGGTGCTAGGGGCACCTGGTGTATTTGTTGGACTACCCTGTCTTACCTGATATCTACGTATATAGAGGTAATCATATCCAAATTCCGAAATATCATATAGGGGATATTTTAGTATACCACCAGAAGATTTAATACCTGATCTTACAACTTTCCTACTACTCAATCCTGGGTCTTGTAAACCCAATTCTGTGTCTAATGAAAATTCTACTTCACCAAAAGATGTTCTTCCAGTAGGTTCACCAGTTATTGTGACATTGAGTATTCTTTGAAATTCGGGTGTAAAAAATCCCTCATTTACACCAACTTGTGTTAGTAGTTCTGCACTTCCTCTACAACCTACTAATGGATCATCATTATTTACTTCACATGTTCTTTGAGCTGCTAATATTGCTTCATTTGGTAAAAAAGCCCAGCTGAAGGGGTTTAATGAATTAGGGTCCTTGACTGCAGGGTTTAATGTTGTATCAAAAGATGCATTAAATGCATCTGATTGTTTACGACTTCTAAAAACATCTCCAGCTTTAATGTTAGGGTCAGATCCATCATTATTACCCCCAATAATATTGGGATTATTAATTATATTAAGACTATTTTTCCTCAATTCTCTTTGACGTAATCCACCTACAAAAGGTGTAATTCCTGTAGAATCTTCATTATTATTGTATATAAATGGGGACTGAAGACCTAATGGTCCAATTACACCAGAGGTACTTCTTGGAAGTGTGGTGACCCCTTCATAAAGTTCTGGATTAATAAATCCTATTTGGATAGGTTTATCATTGGTGCCCTCACCTTTATTGATAGCTTTTTTGGGGTCTTTCTGTAAGTAAAGAACTGATGTTCCAGTATCAGGATCCACACCAAAAAAGAATTGGTCACCATAACGTGTGGTTAGACCAGGTATTGTAAAAAGATCTTCAGGTTCAGGCTTTCCTATTTTACCATCAATGATCGCAACCATTTTCCATTATTGGTAGTCTAATTATTTATTCAAAAATTCTAAAGGATTAATAACACCATCACTTATTTGTCCATTTTTATTTACCACATTACCTGTAGTATCATCAATGACACCTGGAATTTTTGCCTGAGTTGATTGTCTTTTTTTGAAATCAGATGCATTTTCATTTATAATGTCTGCTCTGATTTGATTAAATTCTGGTATTCCAACTTTCTCAACTTGTTTCTTAAAATTATTGTAACTTAATTCTGGATTACCAATTTGTCTTTGTTTTTGATTGTATAATTTAAGAAGTTTATTTCTCTGTGTTTGGGTTGAGTTTTCTCCAGCAACAACACCATTTTCTACAAGTGTTATACCCTCTGGTGGAATAACTACATTATAAGTGCCATCGTTTAAATTTGTAGATATATCAACAACAAGTCCAAAATACAATGTAGACTCAGTTACTGTCCTATTATCAGAACTTTGCTCCTCAAACGGTATTGGTTGTCCAGGAAAGAAGGTCACTTATTCTACTGATATTAGTTCAATTATTTATTGCAGTCATCAATATCCTGTTCCGCCTGCAGTCTTTTGATCTTTTTGATATACTGGTTCAAGTTCGGTGAATGACATTGATATATTGTATTTGGTCATAGAACCATTTTCATAAGTCATATATGAATTATCTGGTGTATAGTTGACCTTAAAGTTTGTAAGGGCACAAGGTTTAATTCTATTCATAAATGGATGATTAGGACTACCATTATAGCAATAAATTATTTTATACACATCAGGGGTGAATAGGAACAGTTCAGAATTTTTGGTCTTAGGAGCCATACCTTTTTTAAAATCTAAAATTATATTCCTACAAATACATGATTCTCGCATGTTTCTTGGCGTAAGATTAAAATTAAAATTGAATGTTCTAAGTCTTCCTGAAGAAAAAAGTAATTCTAGGTTTGGATTTACAATAGATCCAGTTCTTCTTGCAAGTACATTAACACCAATAGCCTGACCTGCAAAATATGCCTTGATTGCCGCAGGTACATCAGGGTCACTTGCAAATTCTCTTATTTTTGCTCCACCAGCTTGAAACATTGCTCCAACTGCTGCTACAGCATCATTTATAGATTTGGAGTTAGCTATATCTGTAATTCCTCCCTTGGCTATCTCGGCTGCAGCCTTTTGTATTGGATTCAATCTATCGGCACCCCAATCAACACTGTTGGATTCTGATAATTGAGGTTGCATAGGAAGTTCTACTGTACTTCTTCTACCTCCCAGTCTTGATCTATCTCCATTTGCACTTCTTTTACCTGCATAATGATATCTTTCAAATCTAATGTAGTCATATCCAAAATCTTGAAGATCGTACTCTGGATATCTTAACTTACCGCCAGTAACACCAATGTTACTTACTCTTCTCTGGTCAAAGGATGCTGGTAATCCATCTCCTGAACTAGTAAATTCTCTTACAGTTAATCCAGTATCTACAAGACCTAAATCTTCATCAAAGGTAAATACTCTTTCCCCAAATTTGTCAAATGTATTGACTCCATCGACAACACTAGATGCAACTGCATTTGGAATCAATACGTCATTTGCTCCAGCACCTTGTGGATCTACAATACCAGATGAGAATAATCCTCTTGAATTGACTACATTACCTGTGGTGGGGTCAATAACACCTGGTACTAATGCTGCAGACGCTAATTGTCTTCTTTTGAACTCTGATGCATTATTATTAATAGTATCCGCATTGATTTCATTAAAAAATGGAACTCCTACATCCTCTAATGTTTTTTGTAATGTAAGTTGAGTTAATTCTGGTTGACCAAGTTCTCTCTGTTTTTGATTAAATATTTTGAGAATTTCTTTACTTGTTTCAAAATTCCCATCAAGGCCACCAATGGCACCATTTTCTAATAAAATAACACCTTCTGGTTGAATGACTACTTTATATAAACCATTGGCTAAATTTGTAGATATATCAACATTCAAACCAAAGAATAGTGTTGACTCAGTAATTGTTCTATTATCAGAACTTTGCTCCTCAAACGGTATTGGTTGTCCAGGGAAAAATGTCACTTATTCTACACACTAGTAGTTCAATTATTTATTGTAAAATTTTGATATGGAATTGATCTTAATGTTCTAA